TCAATTCGACCAATACAGGGATAAAATTATGGACGCCTTTGGATATAGCCCAGAGGCAGATTTCGGTGAGACCGGCATATTGCCGGTCTATGACGGCAATATTTCTGACGCCGAATTAGAGGCGGCGGAAATCCTGTAGAACTCTTTTAATTTCCCCCCCGCCGCCGGCACGGGGCGGGGGGTTTTGAGAAAAAAGGGATGAGTTGACAAGACACGAAACTTAATTAAGGGGAATGAAAATGATTTTACGCCAAATTTTTGAAAAAGAAGTAAACAGTTGCGGCGGTGGTTGTGCAAAAAGATTTTTTGATTGGCAAATTGACTCCACGCCTAAAGAGGACAAAAAAGGGGAATTTGTGCGTATCGGGTCATTCGCGGCTAATTACTGGTTCCATGTTTCTCTTGGAAAAACACCGAAACAAACGCTGTCATATGCAAAGCGACACTTAAGAGCAAGGACAACTGTTCCTTGCCAATTTGCATATGTCGAGTCGGAAACTGAGAATCACTATGAGAAGGTTTGTTTTGAAAATGTATAATACAAAACTTAATTAAGGGGAATGAAATGAAAACGATTATAAGGTTGCGAACAAAACACGACGTCAACGGGAACCCCCGCAGGCTGTTTGTGTTGCTAGAAAATGGCAACATAAAAAACGTATGGGATGAATGCTATTTAGGCGACCTTGCCGTGCCTGCAGAGTATAGGGCATTATGGTCAGGTACAACGTTCGACATAACGCCTAGTCAATATCGAGCGTTGCTGAAACAGTACGATACAGTAAGCCGACTCTTTTAATTTCCCCGCCGCCCCGTACTGGCGGAAAAGATAAAAACATGAAGAACCAGAAATAAACAATTTTTTAGGAGATAATAACAATGCAAACACTTTGCGACATCGCCTTTGCGATTGTTTCGACGCTTGTTGTCGTCTTCGTCTTGCCAATGAGCATCTTATACATACTGACGAAAGGCAAACGATAAATCGTATTTGTTCGAATAATGAAGTTGTTCAAATAATGAACATCTCACTTTCGGACTAATGTTTGATAAGTGCCTAACAAGGCGCTTGTCGTTTGTTAGGTACTTATCAAACATTTTATAAAATTTTTATAATTTTCTAACTGAATATTCGCTTGTATATCGGCTTATAATAATACAAATTAAACGAATAAGCAAAGGGCAAAGAATGACAGCAGACGAAAGAAAACTTATTCTAGGTTCATTGTTGTCTTATGGCTATGATTTATTCATTCCTTTAACGAACATATCTAACGAGCTCGTTCTTGAAAAAGACGAGCGTCTTCTACGAACAATTCTTGTACCTCACTCAATATATCGACAACAGCCGATTGTGCGTCTTGTCGATATAAGTCCGTACAAGTACGACGCTGTTTTATCTTGTCTACTACATCGACGCACCGTCTTTTTCGTTCCTCAAGAAGAACTTGACAGAACTTACGTTCAGTTGGTCGAGCGCTACGAACTTAAAATAACCGACTCAATGTTCGAATCGGCTCGCGTTACCTTAGAGAAAGAACGCGCTCGATTCGAACGCAATTTATCGATCGAAGCAGAATCGACTGTTGAATTTTACAGAAACGTTATGAAAGGCTTGTAAAAATGTATTACTTATTTTTCTGCGATCACAAAGTCAAACACATTAGAAATCCTTGTGTTTGTGAACTTGTAAAACCTCCATCGCCTGACGGCGGCTGCGACAGACGTTTAGCTGCAAAAATCAGGCCTATCTATACAGGCGATACTTTTGTTGTATCACCTGCTTACTTAACGCCAATTGAAGATCGGCTACCGTTCGCTGATCACACTAACACTTAATTTAAGAAAGGTTTTTGTTATGAGAACTATCACTACTGACGTCAATCACAAAGGACGGAAAGTCGGCTCCGTTGACATTCCTGTATACGAAAGTATAGAAGAATTGCTCGACGCCGAATCACCAGAAATGATCTTAGCAATGTTCAATAAAGCTAATAAGATCAGAATTCAAGGGAATGAGCGGGCGAAGCATACAGACGCACGAGTCGGCAAGCAACGTCGTCGTGCTCTTGCGTATAAGCTCATCTCGACTGAAGAGCTTGCTCAATACGCGGGCGATTTTATGGCTTTGCAATCGTTTCTCGACAGCCCTGAGATTCAAGCTCGCGTTGATCAAGCGATTGAGAAAGGCGAACTCGACTAATGTTATGGCACACAGCCTCACAAGAAGACAAGCTCAAGCTTGTCAGGCGATTACAAGAGCGTCGTCTGGTCTTGGCAAATAATGCTAAGGCTAGACGGCGTTTGCCTAAACAATCGTCGACTAAGAAAATGAAATTTGCGTCGGACGAACATAGACGGGTTTACGAAAGTCTCCCGCCTGAAGCACGAAAACTTCTATTTGGAAAGTAGTTTATGGACTTAGTAAAGCTATCTCGAAAAGCGGCTAGTGCAGTACACAGGCGCTTTCACTTTAGCAGACGCTTATCTCTCGACGAACTTAGCGACATTGCATTTCTTTCTATAATCGAGCGGCCAGACTACGAAGATCTTTCAGAGCGCGAGCTTGTATCTCGCGCTTATCTTTATGCTCTTCGTTACGCGTATCGAGAATTAAATCGACCGCCGGGTCTAAATTACGGAGCGGAGAAATCTGACGCGTCTATCGACGATTTACTTCGCGTTGAGTTTGAGCGCTCTAGCCGATTGAAGAAAGATTATGCGATCACCGATCTAATCTTGGACGTTAAATCTGCCGTTGATAAGCTGTCCGACCGTGATCAAGAGCTGTTAAAAGCTTACTTTGATCAGTCAATGACTTATCGAGAAATCGGTGAAATGTTAGGAATCTCTCCGCAAAGCGTTTATTGCAAAATGCAAAATGTATTAGACGTACTTCGATTTACTTTACGATCGTATTCACACAGGAGATAAAAAATGAGTGAACAATCGAATAAGCCAGGTTACGCAACGACTGAGTTTTGGGTAACGCTAATTACAGTCATCGCTGGATTCGCAGTAAGTCAAGGTTGGCTTAGTGCTGAGCAAGTAGAACAGACTAGCGAATACGCCGAGCGAGCTCACGAAATCGTCGGCATAATAGCCGCCGGTCTTGCGTCTGCTGCTTACACCGTCGGTCGATCTATAGCCAAATCGTAGCCAGACGATCGACAATCGACAATCGACGATAGCTAGCGTCTGGTAGCTGGTAACGGAATAATCGGCTACCGGCTAGCTATCATCAATTAGACGAGAAAGGACTTTCAGTATGCAAAGTTTATTTATAGCAATCGGCTCGGTCGCAGCACTTACTCTTGCATTGTTTACCTGGCTAACAAGTGACAAGCGTGCAATTAAAAAGTTAAAAAACGAAATCGCTGAAAAAGAGCGACAATTATTAGGAGTAAATATTGAAATTGCTAACGCTAAAAAAAGACGCGTGTCTGATACTGTTATTAATGATCTCGATCGTTACAGGATGCGCTTACTTTCAGAGATACGTTCCTTACGACAGGAACTTAAGCACTATGAATGACGTATATCTTAACGTTGGCGATTCTGCACCTTTCGATGGCTTCTTAATAACAGAAGATCGGTATATCCATCTATTAAACACAGAGGTGAAAAATGATTAATGTCTGTGAGCTGCACACAAATAACTACATTGATGTAGTTGTTATACATTCAGGATACAAGTGTCCTGTTTGTAAACTAGTAGATGAAATGAAGCAAATTGAAAAAATTATTGACGAGTATGAGGAGACGAGAAATGCGAAAACTGACCGAAGATTTAGCATTGATACCTCTAGATGAAGTAACCAGACGACAAGTAAACAAAGCACTTAGTAAGATAGAAACAAATTCGGCTTATAGAAAGCACATTTCGTTTATCGATGGTCGCTTACCCGGTGCATTTATTTGGGAGCGGACTGACGAAGGATATGCTTTCTGGAATAACATAGATAGATTAGAGAGGCGCAAGCGATGATAAAAGATGCTATAGTTGCAGACCAGTCGTTTGAAATAAACTACATTGATCAGTCCGGTCTTACCGAGTTTACTCGATGTCCGGCAAAGTACTTTTTCTCGCGACTAATGGGCTTTACGTTTCCAGAAGACACTCGAATCGCGCCGGATTTTGGTACTTGTATGCATCGAGCGCTTCCTTATGCTTACAGCGATCTCGATAAAGCAATGAAGGAATTCATCGCTGAGTGGCAGCGCCTTGGATATTCTGATGGAGACAGTAAAAGAAACGTGGACAGAGCGCGCTTGATGCTCGAAGATTTCGCTTCGCAAAGATCCAACAGATTATGTCCTTACGAAATCTTACATTTTCCTATAAGCGCGCCGACTAAGGATATAATATCTCCAAACGAAGTGCCGTTTTTACTTGACATAGGCGGATCGTTGCCACTAGCTGGTCGAATCGATGCTATGGTTAGATGGAAGCAATCAAAAGAAATATGGGCGCTTGATTATAAAAACAGCAGCGAAATATCGTCTCGATTCTTTAGCTGTTTTTCGGCGTCACCTCAAGCGTGCTTATATGCATTAGCCGCTTGTCAGATTGCCGGTGTTCGAGTTGCGGGTATGATAATTGAGGCTTTACGGGTATCAGAAAAAAATACAGAAACACAATTGTTTCACGTTTTTGTAAGTGATTACAACATACTATCTATGAAGGATTTTACAAATAGGAATGCAGATCGCATTATTAAGTGTAACGAAGATAAGATATGGCCGAAAAATCTCTCAATGTGCTCTCCTTACGGCGCATTTGGTCATCCAGGCAGGGTTTGTAAATATAAGCAATTGTGCACGATGTGCGATGACTGGCATGACTTAGAAAGGATGTACAAAAAATGCGAGCCATTTCATCCTTTTGAAGTCGTTAAGGAGATCGACAAATGAAAGCACGGCAAGTGGATGGGCGACGGAGTGCGTCTGGGCTATATCGTCCAGCTGGGCGCCAGCGTCCGGCTGGGGGACGGTGTCTGGCTTGGTCGTCGCGTTCGGCTGCCGGTCTATCAGTCTCATGTCGAAAGGATATAGCGATGGACGATAAGACATTTAAGAAGCTTACAGAAGCTCGAATTGTGCATCTTAAAAGACTTTTACGTGCTAAATCTACGGAGTACGCACACGGAGACAGGTTAAGTAACTTTAAGCAAGCGGCTAACCTGATGCAGACAACTCCAGAAAAGGCATTAGCGGGTATGTTAGTTAAGCATGTCGTAGCACTATTTGATTTTATTAACGAGCTAGATAGCAATAAATTACGTCCATATACCTATTGGAATGAAAAGATAAGCGACACACAAGCGTATCTTTTCTTACTTGATGCACTTATAGTCGAAAGGATAAATGAAGATGCTTCAGATAAAAGCGCTGAATAATGAAATATGTTCGAGTTGTGACGAGCTAACTAAAACGCATATTGAATGTGCGAACGTTGATTGTGAGATTTTTGGATGCAAAAAATGTATGATCTATGACGAAGACGTAATAGACTGGTTCTGTAGTCTTGATTGTCTCGTTAATTATCTGAAAATCGAAGTTGAGGAATTAGATAAGAAACGGAGACAAAGCAATGGATCTGATAATTAAAGTAAGAGCAGATGAAGTACGTAAATACTATTTCGAAATCGAAAAATTGTTTAACGATCTTAAGCTAGCGCCGTGTAAGTACATTGAGCTAAAACACGGTGTATTTATTTACTTTGAAAAGCCCTATCTATCTTGCGCTGTTCGATTTACGACTGTTAGATTCTATGAAGGGTATTTCCGCAATGTTGAATGTGCAAACTTTGATCGTCGTACAGAGTCGTTAATTGACGTAGCTGATTTAATGCTGATCGTAATGAATGCACTTAAAGAAATGAAAGGGAAAAAAGAAAGGCAGGATAAAAATGATAAAGCCGATGCTAGCGCATGAATACATTAAATATAAAGATAAGATTAACTGGCCGGCGATTGCTCAGTATAAAATTGATGGAGTTAGGTGTATTTACTACGACGGTTCGTTCTACACTCGAAATGGCAAGCCAATTATCGGTGTACCTAAATTACTGGCTGAAGTATCGTCCATCGTGCCGAAAGGCACAGTTATAGACGGTGAGCTGTACTCTAAAGAGCTCACGTTTCAAGAAATTGTGTCAGTTGTAAGGCGATCAGTCTGTTTATCTGAAGATCCGAAGATAGAGTACTGGATGTTTGATATAATCAATGACTCTCGGTGTATAGATAGACTATGCGAGCTGAAAAACATTAAATGTACGAGCAGAATGCGCGTGTTAAACTTTGAAATTGTATCTCAAGAAAGTGTGCAGCACATTCATCAGAGCGCCGCTAGTGAAGGGTTTGAAGGCATCATAATTAGAGACGTCAACGGACGGTATGAGCACAAGCGTTCGAAAAATCTGTTAAAATTAAAGCACGATAAGAGTATCGAAGTAACGTGTGTTGCAATTGCACCTGGTCAAGGTCGTTTTAGAAACACAACAGGCGCGATTGAGTGCAGCTATAAAGGTAAACTGTTTAGAGTAGGCAGTGGACTAACGGAAGCACAACGAGACATGATCTACTTACATCGCAATCATTACTTAGGCAAAACTTTAACTGTAAAATTTCAATCGTTTACAGATCAAGGTATTCCAAGATTTCCGGTATTTGTTGATTGGCGAGATTACGAATAATAGAGACGTTCGATATTTGAACAACTGACACAAGGGATTTATTATGAAAGCAAAAGATTTATTAGCACAAAACAGGCCGCCGTCTATTCTTGTATACGGCCCTCCTGGAACCGGCAAGACTGGACTAGTGTCTCAAATCGGATCGCACGGATATTTGTTTGACTTTGATAGAGGTATGCGCACTGCACTGACGTTAAACGACAAGTTTACTGAACGTCGCCAATCTGTCGAATTTGATGAGTACGTAGATGACGTTATAACTAATCCAACTGCGTACATAACCGCAAAGAACGCACTAATGGAAATGCATAATAAGTACTTGCAGGGAAAGCTGCCTTACAAAGCGATTGTTATTGATTCGCTAACTGGCTTGTGTAGATCTATACAGCTCTACGTTATGTCTTGCGTAGGTAATCCATTTGGACAGCCCCAGATACAGCATTGGGGACAAATAGTAAACGAAGTTGAGTCTGTGTTAACTATCCTTAGATCATTTAAGATCTTAATTATAGTCACAGCACACGAAATGTATATAGAGACAGAGACAGGAAATATGATTCGTCCGCTGTCAGCGACTCAGAAGCACAGCGCTAATAAAATAACTTGGTTATTCGATGAAGTTTTATACTCAAAAATAAAAAGAAAACCACAGAATAAAGTTGACTATATAGTTACAGCCGAACCATCTTCGTTTTCCGTTGTTCGAACTCGAAGCGGGCTGTCTGAAGCTGTTGTAATAAACGACATAGGCTTAGCAGGCTTGTTGAGTAAAATGTGCTATGAGCTATAGAAAGAAAGGAGAGTGCAAAATGCGATAATATTACTAAGACTGTCGGGACATCAGTAAACACTAACTTAATTTCCAGGAGTATCGTTATGAGTATTATTAAGATTGATGGGAACAATGAATCTAACTTTACAGGCTTTAAGCTCTTGCATCCCGGTGCATATTGCTTTGAGATAGCTAACGAGCCGGAGGTGAAAAAGTCAAGCAAAGGAAATCCAATGATTGTTGTTGAGCTTCGATGTGCAGATGATGGTGAGTTCAAAGGTTGCGCAGT